TGCGAGTATTAAGAAGCGGAAAATGAGTAGGAATAATATAATTCCTCCAGGTAAGAAAAGAAAGTAGAATATTAGGAAACTTGCCATGGTTTTTTTCTGAACATGCTATTGTATAAATATGCTATGAGGTAAAGAAATGCGATAGTGATTATTATTCCGAATCCCATTGTTGTAGCACCGACTAATTGTAGAGTAGTTGAGGCTATAGTTGTAGTGCTATATGTAGGTGGAGATTCTTCTGCTCCACAGTCTCCAGCTACTCCGTATATGATGAAATAGCCGTCTCTTGATCTTGTTTCGTTTGGTGGTGATACGCTTGATCCGACTACGAAGTGTCCGCCTGTATATCCTCCAGCGTCAATGGCCTCTAGATATGGTGCGCCTGAATTCCATTCTATCCAGTATGCGTATTTTTCAGCATTGTTTAAGGCGTAACAGTCTGGTATTGGGACGTTTGTAACTCCTGATACTGTTATGTTTTCTATTACGACTATGTCTGATCCTGGTAATCCTGCTTCAGTGGTCGTTGATATGTGTATATCTACGTTGCCAGATCCTGAAAATTTAATGTCGAGGCTTGTGATGGTGTGGGCACTTTCTGTTGTCCATGTTTGGCCTAGGAAGTTTGTTGAGCTTATTGTGTACGTGCCGTCAGTTGTTGGTGTGAATGATTCGAAAGTGTCTGCATTTGCATATTGTGTTGAGAATAGTACCAGTACCGCTATGAGTGCTGTTTTAGCGTGGGATAGCGACATCTATGTGTTTTATTAAGTCGCGGATTTCTGTTAGGAGTTCTATCACCTTGTGGTCGTTCCGTGTCGTATATGCGATTTTAGAGGCTTCAATATCGCTTAAAGTGCTTGATGCCATGATTTCCACCACCTTTTTAGCTAATTCTAAGTCTCCAGGCATGTTATTCTCTATAGTTACTTCTTCACTTATTTGATCTATTGGTGTTTCGGTTTCTTGCGCGTAAACGACGGCGGAGCCAACGAGGATTACGCTTGCTAGAATCACGAAAAACCAATCACCGAAATGTTCCTTAATCATATACCGAACATTATACCCCGTTTTACTAAGTTTTTCTTTTGAGATCTTAAATGTCTCGAGCGTCTAGTGATTATATTTGGTCTTTTTCCAAAAAATATGTTAGTCACAAGTGTAGTATACATCTTTTTTCGACAAAGTTATCCACAGGTTATCCACAGTTTTTGACTTTTGTCATTTTAATTAGTAAAATAAGAAGCGAGCGCAACAAAAAAGCGAAGAACAAACGAAGCTTTTTTTTGGATGCGCTCCCTCGCGAGCGACTATATTTTACTTACTAATTTAAAACACAAATGCAGGGGAATGTTTGTCCGATTTGTCGAAAAAAGATCGTTTCTCCCAATGTGTGGGTGAGATTTCATGTACGGTATGATCCTCCGATCGTTTTAATGGCTTGTAAATTTTGTAATTTTGCTGAATGGGGTGCTAGAACGGGGGGTTATTTGACACCACGTGCGCGCGTTCGAGTTCCTGTGGTTTGTTCTTTCTTGCGAAAATTCGATATAGTGCTTTAAATTTTTCTATTGTGTTGAGATCGAATGCCTCAAAAAAAACAAATTGACTTTTACTAATTCCTTCTGCGAGATAGTCTGTGTTATATGATTTGAATACCCTGTTTGATCCCCAATATGTTTTTTTTGAGATCGGATCGGCTTGTTCATTTACTGTCTCTCCAGTCATTTCTTGAAATTCGTATCTTGCGAATCTTATCCACGGCCATGTTGCTAATTTTACGCATTTATAGAATCTGTTGACGTTGCCGCGTGCGGAGACTTGTATTGCGGTTGGTCTTTGTGAGATTATGTTTAGTGTTCTGTGGTAGTGTCTTGTGTGTAGAATGAGTCGCCTTTTTGCTTTCGAGAATTTCGTTCCTTCGTATGAGTCGAACATGTCTTGGCCTTCGTCGAAGAATATATGACAGTCATTGAGTTGCGATAACCATTCCACAAGTTCTCCTGTACTGTTAAATGTTTCGGGATCGAAGTAGTGTAGATTTTTTGCACATGGTATTTTGAAGAAGCGTTTCCTGAATAGAATTAAGTTAAAGAATATATGTATTAGTGATTCTCTGTCATCAAAGTTAGGTACAATTATTTTCCAGTTACAATATACGACTTTTCCTTGTTTTAGTAGGTCTAGTATGTCAGATGTTGCGGCGTATGTTTTTCCATGTCCAATGAGTCCATAGTACATGTTTATAGATCCTTCACTTGCACTAAAGATGTCTATTAGGTCGTCAGTTGGAACGGGTTTTCCTAGTGTCATTAGTTTGCGTTATGTGCTGGTGTTCTAGAGCCTAAGAAGAATTTTAGGATCACATATAATCCCTCACTTCAATAAAAAATGATTATACAACTCCTCATAACTATATTACTTGGTGCAATTGAACTCCTATTCGGCTGGCTACCAACAGTCGAAACTCTGCCGTTCGGGATAGACGGAGCACTTACACTCGTAGTCTCATACTTCCGTGGCGCAATCACTACATTACCCTACCTAGAAATCGTATGGGACGTGTTCTTGTACGCACTAGCATTCGAAATCCTACTCGTGGTGGTAAAATTCTTCTGAGGATATATAGTGCTAGTAATGTATATACGAGTATGTTCCAGTAATAGCTTGTAGTTTCGTATAATGTGTCTGTGCTTGATCCGAAGCCTGAGTCGGAGGCGGATGCGTTGAGAATGTAGTCTATTGCGCCGTTTGGATCTAAGTATATTGTTGAGCCTGCACCTGCGATTCCTGTTGGGATAGTTGCGTTTATAACTGGGATTGATGTTGTTGTTGAGGCATTTAGTATATCTATAATTCTAGTTACATATCCGAGAGGCCATTTTTCTAATAGGTCGTTTCTAAGCCTGTCGAAGTTGCTTTTTAGTACTTCTTGACTTGGATATAGTAAACTGAGTACGCATACTGTTATGTCGAAGTTGAATGGGTTGCACCTTATGACTGATTGTGTTGTCGTTCCTGTTATTAGTGCATTTATTAAGACGTCACTTGTTGATGCCATAACTATATCTAATGCTGTCATTTCTACCACTACGAATTTGGTTGATGAAGCTACTATTGTTTGATCTGCGAAAAACCAGCCAATGAGGGGTGTTGTGTTGGGTGTTTTGACGTACCAGTTTACGTTTACTTGCCCTATTCTATCGAATATTGTTGTTGTGCTGACATTGTTTACTCCGGAGTTTAGTGTGAAGCGTATACCTCCAAATGCTGCGTTCCATGCGTCGAGGGCGAATCCGCCTGTTGCTGAGAGGGTGTTGTTTACCATGTTTACGAGTAGATACATTCCTTCTCTATAATCCTCTGGGCTTATGTAAACGCTTGCACCTATTGTTGTTGAAGTAGCTACTATTTCTTGATGAGTTGGATCTGTTGTTACTATTCGTGTTTGTAAACTTGTACTGGCTGTGGCAAGTAGTGCTGAGCTTGTGGCGTATATGTTTCTTGTTGAATAGAAATATCTCGTTACGTCTCTATTGTATCCTTCTGGGTTTGTGTGGTTTTTTACTGGTATCCAACCCTCTGCTCCCGATTGGTTGCATTCTGTATAGGTTTGATTGCATATGAAGTATTCTGATCCTGCTGAGATATGAAGTACGTAACCACTTATAGTATCGTATTGTGCGTACACGTTGTTAAGGTCTATTGGATTATTTATTTGGTCGCTACTGTTTGTGTTGAAAAAGAATGTGATCCAATAGTCGCATATACTGTCTCCTCCGTCTGCGCCGTTAGCGCAACCTTGTACGTAGTCTGTCCATGTTCCGTATGCGTCTGTATAAGGGAGTGTTATTGAACTTAGGTCTGTCGTAGCATGTGCAAAAAATGGTGTTGTTAGCATTATCAGTCCTAGTGTTGCTATCTTTGTTCTCATATGTAAAAATATGTTTGCTCTTGGTAGCCACATTTCCCCCCGTAGTGGGGGATTTTGTGTTATCTACCCACGACCAACTCCCATGAACTTATGCGCAAGTCTCCACATGAGATATATGAAAGCTATACCCAAGAGGAATGGCCATGATACTTGTACGAGCCACAATCCGAAGTCTACAGCTGTTCCTATCAATCCGACGAAGATTGTGTAGATCGTGTTTGCTGATAGTCCGATTGAACTAAATACTGCGGTTGATGTGGACGTTAATGTTGGCATTTATTTTTTTTGTTTATTTGTTGCATATGAGTAGCACTAATCTCCGACTTTGCGAAACTGCGCTGACGCGCTGTCCCTCGCTAGTTTTACGTCGTTTCGGACGTGTTTTACCATTTGAAATGGGAAAATAGTTTGATGATGATAAATATACCTAGTGCGATTATAGGTGCGATCATGTATACGAGAGCTATGTCGTCTGTAAAAATGTTCATTGTGTTGCTTCCATGATTATTTTCTTTATGAATGATATTGCGAGTATTAAGAAGCGGAAAATGAGTAGGAATAATATAATTCCTCCAGGTAAGAAAAGAAAGTAGAATATTAGGAAACTTGCCATGGTTTTTTTCTGAACATGCTATTGTATAAATATG